TATGGAGTTGCTGCCCTTCTGCACCAGCTCGACGTCACGGAAGCCACCCCAGTCGGATGGCAGGCCGTAGTACTCGATGTCACGCTCCAGCCATATCTGGGCGCGCACCGACTGCTCGCCCGTCTTGAGCGCGGTATTGATCTTGCTCTCCACAACCTTGGTAAAGCCGGGGATCGCGCTGACAAGCTCCTCGTCGTAGCGATCCACATAGCCCTGCGCGGCGTCTTTTATTTGCTTGTAGTTCACGACGAAGGCTCCTTGAGACAGCTATCAAACTCAATAAAGTAAGTGCCGCTAAGTGTCAGATCGGGGTCATGGCCATATTCCTCAAGCTCGAAAAACCACAGCGCACCAGCAGGATCGGTGCCGGTTGCCGCATCGTGCTTTTCAGCGCCCATCACAAACTTGGACATCTGATACTTTCCGTCCAGATCCGTAAGATGTATTTGACCTTTACCTCTCAAGTCATACTTAAACCAATCGGCATGATCCCAGCCTTGAATGATGTGGAACGTCAGGAACCTTGCGCTTTTAATCTTAGAGGTGGGATTTTTGTTTTCATCCAGCAGATTGAAACAGCCCTCCGCAAGTCGGCCTTCACTCCACAACTGAAATCCAACCATGAGTTTTGCACTCATTGGCGAGCTAGATTGAGGAGCCTTACCAAGCTCTTCTGCAACGTATCGCCGCATCATCTCGCGGTTGATAAGACCCGCCGCATGAGTAGAGTCTGGATCGCCGTTGTACTGAATCATCGGCGTGTTGACAGGCTCAAGGGTATTAACCTTGAGCGTTGCAGAGGGTGCCATCTCGCCGCCACTCAGTTTCAGGTAGCGATTGTCGAGATCCGTTAGATTGATATCCTGCTCGTTGACCTGAAAGAAACGTATCTCGCACGTTTCACCAATCAGGATGTTCTGACCCTTATCCTTTAGAGAGACCTCGACGTTGACAATGCCCGACCCCTCTGGTGCTTTCTTTACCACAAACAGCGCATACGACCCCGGCTCGTCATAGTCAACGATCTCAACGTAATCGCCGACCTCAACATCACCAAAGCCGTGAGTCGTTCCCTTTAAGTCTTCTTGATTCAAAGTGATGATGTTGTCAGTTGCTGACAAGTCATCAGAGATCAGAGCGAACTCACCAGCGTTGCGGGGTATGTTATCGCCAGAGAAACCGACATACTTCCACTGACCATGCTCGCGTTGCACCAGTAGCGTCTCAAGCGCCAGAGCAACTTGATCAATCTCTGACTGCAACTGCCGATCACCAGACTCTGAAGCATCTTTGTTCTCGTCAATCTGCTTCTGCAACTCAGCGTCAGCCGCTTGCAGCTCTTTTTCGAGCTTTTCATTGTCGCCCACAGACCAAGCGTAATAACGCAGAATCTGATCCTCCAGCTTCAGATGAACAACAGTGTTCTTTGCGGACTCTTCATCGATCTTGCCGTCGAGAACTTCATCGCGCATTTGGCTGGTGCGGTCAACCTCATTGATCAGCGCCAGGGTTGCGTCATCGGCCTCAGCGCCACCGCCAGCAAGCCACTTCTCGCCATCGAAAGTGTACTTAACACCGGTCTCGTCGTTGGTGAAGGTAGCGCCCTCTGCCCAAGGCTTCTCTGGTAACGCAATCATGCGGCATCTCCATATTGGTTAGGGCCGCCCACGGCGTCCTCGCTAAGATCAAGCATCTTGGGCAGCACTACGCGAGTGCCGTCAGGCATATCTGGGTAATTGGTGTGCATCTTTAGGTTGTACACATCAACGCTCTTCAAGCTGGAGCTACCCGCCCCGCTCTTGCTTCTGTAGTTGAACCTGAACCCCGTGAACCTGTAGCCCTCGTCCTGTAGCTTTTTCTCGTCACTATCGTCCAAGAAGATGTAACTCCAGTAATGAGCTTTGCCGTCTTCTGAGTGACTGTTACTGCCATCCAGCGAGGTTGCACAGTAAATCTTGTCGCCCTCTTCGTTTTCCCAGCAGGTAGCAACGCGGCGGAGGTACATTTGATTGCTTGCGTTGAGCCTGTTGAACGTCTCAAAGCTGAATCCGTTAAACCTTGGCCAGTTTCGAGAAGAATGAAAAACCACTTCGGCATTGGATGTATATTCCTTGCCCACGTTAAATTGCGCTCTGAAGGGAGTTTCTTCATCTGACCCGTCTTTGGTTGAACACCAAGGCGTTTGGCCTGCGTCGTTGGGTACCGTTACGGCGGTCGTGGACTTCATTTCCCTGTAGCCTTCGTAGCCGCGCTGGCAGGTGTAGGTACCTATATTCCTCCCCGGCTTGAACTCACCCCAGCGCTCACCATGCACATTATTGTGGTCATTAAGATTCAATGGCCTCGTAATGCAAATCTGACTCTTCGACAATGTTTTTGCGCCGATCATCTTATTCGCCTATGTACAGAACTTTGTCTGCGGTGTTGTAAAACAGCTCGCCAGTAGACAGATCAGGGGTCGTTGCGCCTGTCTGAGCAAACGAACCACCACCCGCTTCCGCGACCTTCTCATCGACGTATTGTTTAGTGGCCGCGTGGCGGCCTCTGGTCGGCTCTGTTAGCCAATCAATGGTGACGTTAGGCTTGTCAGTATCTACGTCCCACTCCATCGACAGACAGCGCTGGTAGTCCCTGTTCTCCTGACCGGGGTAGCAGATCCAAGACACCTTGTTAGTGCCTCGTATCTTCCACCACAGCTCTCTAGTCTCTTCGTTCTCGCCCTTTACTTCGGTGAGGGTGTCCGTGTTCTTGCCATTCAGAACTATTGCATTTTGAAAGTAACTGGCCTTCTGAAAAGTCTGGACTTCTTTGAACGTGTTTGTAGCGCTTTTCTTTGCGTTGTCTGCGTTTGCATCGTCAACGTAACTACGAGGGACAGCGTGATGGCTGTCATTTGGATCTTTTAGGTTGTAGAGGCCAAGCTGACCGTTATCGCCATGTATGAGTGTGCTGTAATTGCCTTCTTCGTTTTCTTGCCTGACCCGCCAATCACCTACCAGATCACTAGTGCCTGACCTTGGCAGCATCTTGTCGGCATAGGTCTTGGTAGCCGCATGATCTCCATCAGTAGGCTCAACAAGGTGGTAGATCTTAATCTTCCCTTCCTCTGCACCAGACATGATGGTTTTGCTACCACTCTTTACCCGCCATGTGGTGTCAATGGTGTTATCGCCAGATTTCTTGAGCGCGCTACTCTCTATGGTCGCCTGCTTTGCCTCGCCTTCCTCTACCCTTACCAGTATCTGAGCCTGCAGCGCCTCACCAGCGTCTACACGCGCACCTAACGGCGAGCATGGAAGCCAAGCGCCCTCTGCATAAACAAACAACTCAAGCCTACCGGTGTCGTACCAGCACTGGCCTTCCTCTACATCTTCTGGGGCGTCCTCGGAGACAATCGTCCCCGGCGGGATGTCAATCTCACCGGCCTCAATGTCGTTGATCGCCTGATAGAGGAAGTTGTTAACGTCGCGCTGGTTTTCAATGTCGGCCAGCTCCTCTGGGGTGCCAACAAACTGACCGCGAGCGTTGCGGAACGGCTCCGGATTGACCTTGATCGAGTCAGTGGTCAGATCAAACTTGACGTTGTTGCCGTCCTTGATGCCCACGCCCTGAATCCCGTCACCTGTGGCGGTGGGGAATTGGCTAAACTTTTTGGTGGTGACCTGTATGTCGTCTCCGTCACCCTCTACGAACACCGACGGCAGCCAGTCTGATAGTTTCATTTAACGCTCCGGTGATAAGGTTATGTCATCCTCTGTGATGAGGATGTCGCCGTCTTGGCTGATTAGAATCTTGATGCGCTGCACGGCGCTCTTGAGTTTGTTAAACGCGCCCTTGGTCCAAGCTATGAGGCCGCCGCCCCTCGTACCGACAACTCCTAGGTTGCGGGTACGGTGCAGCATTAGGTTGCCGCGCTTGCGTCTGGGACTACGGCGTCTTCTTTTTGCCACTGTCGCCCCCTACAGTCATTGGCGACGGACTCCTGCCCTTCACCAAGTCGCGATCCTCGAATGCGCCCTTGGTGTGCCATGTGTTGCCGTCCTTATCTTGGACGCCCACGACACCCTTGTTGCGTTTTTTGTATATGACTAGGACCATGTCAGACCTTGTAGTTGTCGTTAGTCAGGAATATCTTGATCTCTGGCTCTAGGAAGAACTTCGACAGCATCTTCTGCTGCATCTCTTTGTCGCAGTTCAAAAAGCCCTTGTACTTGCCACCGAAGGTCTGGCCCTCGTTAGCCATAGTGAAAATCTCGTTCGGGACTGTTGCCACAAGCCGAAATCCGTCCTTCTCTCTCGTGCCACCGGAGTTACGTACACGCTGCGCCTTCTCGGCGATGGTGTCGTGAATGATCTTGGGTACTTCGCGCTTAACGTAGAGGCGGTCCTCGCTCGGCTGGTACTTCCAGTTGACCGAGACACCATCCTGTGCGTATTCAATGTCGCTCATGCGCCAAATCCCTTTGTCGTTCCGATGGATATAAATTAGGTCAAGGCACCGACCACACTGGTTACCAATGAGGTGGTGCCTATCGGTCTCGTATTCCCCGACTTGGTTACAAACGCAGAGGAACACGGGAAATGCCGCCCGGAGGCGGCAGTCTTACTTAGGCAGTAGCTTCTGCGGCAGTATCGATGTTGACGATCATGCCGTGAGCCTTCTCGGTGTGTACACGCAGGCCCCAGTCAACACTGATCTGCCGACGTTCCGACAAGCCCGTCTTAGCCAGCGTATCGGTGCGATAGCCTTCGAGGTACGACAAGCTGACGTACTCTGGGTCGAGCAGGAACGCGATAGCGTTGTCGTTCTCGTCCAGCGGTTGCAGGCGGTTCGGTACAAGTTTGATCGTGCCGAAGTCGGACACGATGACATTTGTTGACGCCAGTGCAGTCGCCTTAGAGTTAGCGGGTGCGCCCTGATCAGATGTCAGAGTTGCAACACGCGCCTCGTTGTCGAACATGTAGCTGGACAGCGCTCCAATGACGCCGGGGTTCGACATCAGGTGAGTCACTTCACCGCCTTCCTCATAAACGCCTTGGATGGCGTCTTTAACCGCTTGGAACGACAGGCCAGTGGCCGCGTCGGCATCAACAGGACACTTGACCGTCAGGCCAGTGGTCATGTTGTGTCCGCCAACCGCAGACGCAGAACCATCAGCGTTCATCACTGTGGTTTCGATCCAAGAGGGCAGCCCGCCAGTAACGCCAGCCACTACGTCAGTGCCAGCCTTAGAGGCTTGGTTGTTCAGCGCGATGGCTTCTACGTCACGACGGATC